TCCGATGGAGATTCGCAGCCATGAAAGAAACTCTCCGACTGACCACAAGTGAAGATTAACGCGCCAATCTTGTCCACAAGACAGGGCTACGACTGCTATGAATGACCTTCACGCCGCCTTTGAAGCCTGGTGGGCTACGAGAAAGCCCAACGGCGAGTCTGTGGCCCTGCAGTGCTTCACGGCTGGATACGAGGCCGGCGTGTTCGCCAGGCCGGAAGGGAAAGCCGTCTGCACGCACGGCGAGCACTGCCCGTTATGCGCTGATGCGCGCGCTTATCAATCCGGACCTTGTGAGGATCAATGCTGAAACCGACGAAGGACTACATCGCCGTTCGCCGCGAGACGCCGGAGCACACCACCTCGACGGGCATCATGCTCGTCCTGCCGGTGGATGCGAGCCAGGAGCCCGCAGTCGGCGAGGTGATCGCCGTGGGCCCGGGCCGACGCAACAAGCGCGGCGAGCTCGTGCCGGTGAGCGTGAAGCCGGGCGACCGCGTGCTGATCGGCCACTACGCCGGCGACACGGTGAAGGTCGGCGGCGATGACATCGTGCTCATCAAGGACGACGAGATTCTCGGTGTCATCGAATGAACGCACCGGAAACGCATTTGGATAAGCCAGAACAATCGCAGCGGGAGCCGGTGGCCTGCGGCGCCTGCCGCCAGCCGTTCGTGCCTACGCGGCCTTGGAGCCGGTTCTGCTCGACGAAGTGCCGGAACCTTTTTCACCAATCGCTGACGCCGGATGCGCTGCGCCGTGACATCGACGCCTTGCGCACGCAGGTGGCCGAACTCGAGGCAGCGCTCGCGCGGATCACTATCGACAGGAGCAACGAGGTGCCGGTCTGAACGTCCCATTCGACCGCCAGCTGTGGAGCGCGGAGAAGTGCGCCGAGTACCTGGAGGTTTCCAAGACGCACTTCCTGAACTGCGTGCGCTACGCCGACGGGTTCCCGCCGCCGCTGCCGATCCCGCCTTATCGAGTTGGCGGGCGCGAGCGGCACATGGAGGCGCGATGGAGCGCCGCGGCTGTTGCAGCGTGGGCGCTCGGTGAAGTTACGCAGGAATCACGCAAAGCAGCCGCAAACGGCTGATTCCTCAAGCTAGTCGCTTACCCTTCCTCGGCACACTGACCGCACGGAAGGGAATCGCACTCCCTCGAAACACTGGCCGATAGTGCGTAATCCGTGCTTATGATGGTTGATAGGTTCACGCATTTTTTACGCACGGGATGGCGTCCTTCAGGCGCTATAGAGAGGGTTGGAGAGCGGAGGTCTTTCGGCGCGGCGTGCGCAAGTCTGCCACGTTCCCGTCGAAGGGTGTCGCCGTTGCTTGGGCGGGGCGCGTCGAGGCCGAGATCATGGCGGGCGCGCGCGGCGAGATTCCGAACCTCACCGTCGGCGCGCTGCTCGAGCGCTACAGGCGCGAGGTGTCGGCGCACAAGAAGGGTAAGCGCTGGGAGGAAGTAAGGCTGGGCGCGATGCTGCGCGACAAGCTCGCGCAGGTGCGGCTCCGTGGCTTGGATGCGCCGCACGTCTCCGACTGGCAGCGCCGGCGAATGGAGGCGGTCTCGAGCGCTTCGGTGAGGCGCGAGCGCAATCTGCTGAACAACGTCTTCAACGTCGCCGTGCACGAATGGAAGTGGCTCGAGCGCAATCCGTTCGGCGAGCGCGGGAAGTCTGTCCGGCGCCCGCGGGACGGCAAGCCGCGCAATCGCATCGCCACGTCGGACGAGCTCGAAGCGCTGACCGCACCTCGCGACGACCTTAGCCGGGCGGTGATCATCGCGACGGAGACGGCGATGCGCTGCGGGGAGATTGCCAGCCGGCCGAAGATAAGCGGGCGCGTTGCGCGCCTGGTCGACAGCAAGAACGGGGAAGGGCGGGACGTACCTCTATCGGCGCGCGCGCTTGAGGCTTTCAGCGGCGGCATTCACCTCGCGGCGGGATCGATCTCGACACTCTTCGCGCGCCGCTGCGCGCAGCTCGGAATCGAGGACCTGACCTTCCACGACCTCAAGCACACGGCGATGACGCGGCTATCAAAGATCCTCGACCCGTGGGAGCTCGCGAAGATGACGGGCAATCGGGATATGAACCTGCTGCTGCGCGTTTACTACAAGCACGACCCCGAGGAGACGGCGAAGAAGCTCTAGCGCACCGGGAAGCCGTTACGGCGCGCCCAGTCCTGCCATGCGAGAAGCGCCGCGGCATCGAGCGCTGCGCGGCTCTCCAACTCGATCACGGCGTAGTCGGTCTCGCCTTGGTCACCAGGTCGGCATTCGCTGGCGGCTCCATCAATGCGGCCGGGATTGTCGGCAGCGGCGGGCAGTCCACGGCGACCGGCTGCGGCGTCGAGCAGCCGCTTGTAATGAGCGCGAATAGCAGCGACGTCGCGAGCGTGCGCATCGGTGACCTCCTTGGTGTCCTTGTCCTGCTGCGCCTTGCGTTCGTTGGCTCGGCGCGCGGCGTCCTTTGCGAGCACGTCGACCTGCGCCTGGAATAGATCGAGCTTGCGCTCCTCGTGGAGATACCCGCGCACGTAGCCGTAGCCGAGCACCGCAGCCGCGAGGGCAGCGACGGCCGCCCAGCGCCAGTACCAAGGCACGATCTGCAGCAGGTTCACTGCGTCTTCGCGGCCCGCTCTTCCGGCGTCCAGGCGGCGCGCGTCGCCTTGTTGAGCGCGCTGTCGGCCGAGAAGCCGTTCATGAAGCCGAAGAGGATCAGGGCCCACCAACCGTTCGGCGCCTGATAGACCGGGCCGAGCACGCCAGTCTGGATAAATAGCAGCATGCCGACCGCGTTGCCGAGCATCGCGGAAAACGTGCGCCGAAGATCCTTGCGGAACCAGTCGACGCACGGCACATCGCCGTCGAGCGACTTCTTCACGCCGTGCAGCAACTGGCCGACGACCGCCGCGAGCGCGAAGATGATCGCCGCTGCTACATCCGGGTTGTCGAGAACCTGCTTCACCGTCGGGAGGCTCGTCATTTTTTCTCCTTGTTGAACAGGTGCGGCGCCAGCACTTTGGCGACCGCGTGCGTGCGGTTCTCGGCGTCGAGCTTTCGGCATATCCGCGTCACGCGCCCGTCGATCGTAGTAGCGCTTACGCCGAGGATCGTCGCGATGTCCTTGTTCGTCTTGCCGAGGCACATGAGCTTGCACGGCCTCGCCCGCCCTATCGACTATGTGCAGCGCGTCCGTGCAAGATCCCAAAAAGTCGCGCCGAAGTAGTTCATCCCGACTTTGGTCCCGGTGTGAAGTAGTTAAGCCCGGGTTTTCGTAATTGCTATAGCGCGTCGATCGTAGTAGCGCTTACGCCGAGGATCGTCGCGATGTCCTTGTTCGTCTTGCCGAGGCACATCAGGTCGAGCACGTCCTGCTCTCGCTTTTTGAGCTTCACGCGAGCGCCCCGCCTGCATTCAGATATGCCGCCAAGAGCGCGCTCGGCCGGTTCTCATGCTGGCCATAGCCGGCGCCGGGGAGCGACGCCCAGATATGCCTGCAGCAGCGAATCGCCTCTTCGACGTTGCCGTCGAGGATGTAGCGATATGCCTTCGCCTCCTTCAGCTGCTGTATCGCGATTGCGTCCTGCGCCTCTGGCGAGAAGTCGTGCAGGCCGAGCAGGTTCTTGTACGGATCGAACCAGCGCTCGAGCAGCTGATAGCGGCCGGCCGCGGTCGACCACTGTCCAGGCTTCCACTGCACGCGAACGCGCGGGTGATCGAGGTAGGAGTGAAAGAGCTGGCCGCCCACCATCACGTTGTAGCCGTCGTCGCTCTTCGCGAGGAGCTCGGCCCCGATCTCGCTGACGGCGAGCATGTCGAGAAAAGCCGCGACGTTCTTTTCGGTCGCGAGACGCGTCACCAGCGCACCTTCCATTGCAGCCATGCGACGCCCGGCGATGCTCTGCCAGCCGGAGGCACCAAGATCAAGTTCGCGCCATAGCGCTCGCCTTCGAACGACACGACGCCCGCGGCCGCCGGCATCACGGGCGTCTGATAGCCGGTGACGACTCCGCCGAGCAGCCCGGCGCGCACGGCACCTGCGCGGATCGGCATCCAAGCGCGCGCCGCGTACGTCGACCAACGGCAGTTGCTATTGCGATAGAAGCCCACCGCGTAGTCGCCGTGCTCGAGGCCGAGTCCCTCGGTGACGCTGTTGCAGTGCTCTCCGCCGTCGAGGTGCTTCGCGAGGCCTGAGCCGACGAGCCAGTCCTGCGCATTGCAGGCGAACGCGACCCCAGCGCCGGCTAGAAAGAGCCAGCGCAGGGCGCGCGCCATGGGCTACAGCGGCTCGTCCTTCGTGAAGGCATGCGCCGGGATCGGCGTCGCGTCCCCATTCGAGTCGAGGATCACGACCACGCCGCTGATCACGAACCAGCACGCGAGGTATTCGACGCCCTCGTAGCGCATCTCCGCCTTCTGCAGCCCGAGCCATGGCGCCGTGTCGGCGCAGGGCTCGCTCAGGATGCGAACGACGTTGCCGCTGCCATCTTCGACCGAATACGTCGGCGGCTTTTCCTCGGCGAACGCCCAGCGCATCGCGCCGCCCAAGGCGATGGCGAAGATCATCACGAGCACGACGCGCGCCCAGTAGCGGAGCTCGTCGCGGCGCTGCTCCTCGTCCACCGAGCGGCCCTGGAAATAGTCCTTGCTCATAGCAGCCCCTTTGCCTTAGCGAAGAGATAGAGGATTGCGGCCACCGCCATGGCGGCGATGCCGCGCGCGCTCCACTTCCCGACGTCGGCCCACTTCGCATCGAGCCATTCGGTCAGCGCCGCCTTGAAGATCGACTTCAGCTCCTCGTGGTGCTCCGGGTCGTCGAGCACCTCACGCAGCGCTTCTTTGAGGAGGTAGGAGCGCTCCTTTTGCGTGAGCTCGGTCATCAGTCGTTTCTTCCCCTGCTGTCGATCCAGCCGAGGGTCGCGATGCGCAGTACGTCGCTCGCCCCTGAGACGCCCACGCGTGAGCGGATTTGCGCGGACGTATTCGTGCGCACCGTCGCCTGGCCACCGCCCCTATTGCCGGCAGCGGCATCAATGTTGAACGTGGAAAGCGGCGCGGCCGTTTCCGCTGGTGAGAGGTCGGTCGTTGCCAGATCGCTCAAGTAGATCGTGCCGACGGTGCTCGTCACCCCGTCCCACATCACGTTCACCAGCGCTCGCACGTTGACGCCAGTCGGGACCGTAAGCGTCCGCGTCACCGCTGATGTGCCGGGATTCGTAGCAGCCACATCCAAAATCGGCGTGGACCATTGAAAGAAATCGCCGTCCTGAACGAACGCCGTCCAGTTGGCGGAGCCGTCGGTCTTTCCGGCGCCGATGCGACGCTTGAACGAGTAGCTGGCAGGCATCGTCGGCGCGGATGCCGATGTGCTGCAAAGAACATCGACGACCTGCGTGTCAGTGCGCTCGATCAGGTAGAAGTGATACCAGGTGCTGTTCGCGATGGAACCCGTGTCGAGGCACCCGGCGGCTGCCCCGACCGTCCACGAGCCGGTAGTCTTCGCAAGCGATGACGAGAGCGACATCACGATCGCATTCGTGCTGTCAGTCGCTTGCCCGGCGGCGATCGTCATCGTGGTGGATGACCCGGCGGTGCTCATCGTGAGCCCGGCGAGATAGCTCCGCGGGATCGGGCCGAGCGTCTGGTCCTGATCAGGCACGGTGAGAACGCGCGTCTTGCCGGTGGTCAGCCCCGACGCGCTAACGCGTACGCGCTTCGTGCGGTCCGCGACGTTCACCACCGCGGGCCTCTGATCGGTGAACGCCGGGTCCGAACCGTTCGCTTGCCCGATCAGGCTGTAGCTCACCGCGGAAAGGCCGGAATCGAGGGTCCCGGAGTCGTTCTCGACCGTGAGCGTGGTGGTGTTCACCGAGAAGCTCGAGGCGGTGATCGTCGAGTAGATCGTGCCGCCGGAATTAGTCGTCTTCACCCGCCGCCCGACGTGGAAGGTCGTCGTCTGGTCGCCGGATAGTGTGAAGCTCGTAGCCGAGACGAACGTCGGCGTGGGGCCAGCTTTCCATTCGTCGAACGAGCCGGTGACGTCGTTCACCACCGCGACGTTGTCGACGGTCCAGATCGTCGAGCCGCCGGAATCCTTGAGCACGACCTTGTAGGTCTGCCCGTTGGTCAGCCACACCTCGTTGGGGGTCTCCCCGCGGGTGTTCAGCGTGATCGGGTTGCTGTTGGCGACGCCGCCGGTGCTGTCGGTGTAGGTGTTCTGCGGCGTGGTCGAGCCGGCCGCATAGAAGGTGAGCGTGCCCGACGACATCGGCGCGCCGTTCGCGTCGAGGAACTGCGGCTTCGGCCCCCACGGGAACATGCCGACGCTGGCATGCGCCACGCAGGCGAGCGCCATCAGCAATGCAAATAGCAATTTCTTCATCGTCTCTCCGGTAAAATGGTCCGCAGGTGAATCACAACCTGCTCTTCGCGATCACCTACCCGATCGCGGCTCCCTTGACCTTGGTCTTACTGCTTGCGCTCGCGAGGCTGCTCTGTGAAGGCAGCCGCTGCGCCTGGCGCCGCGCGCTCGAGCAGGTTCGGCGCGCGTTTCTCAAGCATCCGCGCGAGCACTCCGGCGCTCGCCGTCTTCTCGACCGGCACACCACCCGCTAGCGCTTCGGCGACAGCTTGCTTCGCCGCGGCGTCCGCCTTCGCTTCGCCGGCGAGTTTGCCGATCGCTCTTCCCGCCCATACCAGCTTCCCAGCAATCGGGAGATTGGTCGCAGCGTCAGCCACCGAGCCGCCGACCTTCATGAGCAGGTTCGCGAGCGCTCCCGCCGTCTTCGAGTGGTTCACGTCCGAGAACGGCACCTCCTCGGTGAGATAGCTCGCTGCCTTCTGCAGCGTGCGCAGCTGCCCGATCTCGTCGGGCGTAAAGAGGAGGTGCAGCTTCTCCGGCTCGATCGCATCGAGCGCCTTGCCGAACGCCCGTCCGCTGAACTTAAGATCCGGCGTGCCGATGCGGCGGGCGAGGTCGTCGATGCTGGTAGCACCGGTGGACTTCGTGAGGAGATCGTCGAGGAGGTGGCCGCGCACATCGTTGAACGCCTGGCGGCCGGCGTCAGTCTTCAGGAGCTCGGCCTTGGTGGCGGCGAGCTCGCGCGTCGGTGCTTTCACGACGAACTTGTCGACGAAGCGGTCCGGCGCCACGTCATCGACTGCGGCGGCGATGCCCTTGCTCGCTCCCTGCTCCTTGAAGCGCTGCGCGGCCGCGGCGCGCGCGGTCTTCAGCGCCTCGACGCCCTGCTGCCCGGACGGCTCCACGTCGAGGAGCGCCTCGTTCAGCGCCGACTTGATCCTCCCCAGTGCGAGGGCCCCGGGCCCCTGTCCTGGGTTGTTGTTGTTGATCAGGCGATTGAGCTTGTCGGCCTCGTTGACCGTCAGCGCCTTCGTCTGTTTCCCCCCGAGCAGCCCGAACTCGTTCAGCCTGGTGCGCACCGCTGCGGGAATGTTCTCGGTGCCAATCTCGTCGGCCACCTTGCCAAGGGCGTCAGCCACCTTCGCTGCCGGAATGTTGGCGTCCTGCGCGCCGCTCGAGCGGAAAGCGTCGTAGAGCGCCGAGACAGCCTTCTCCTTGTCGGCGTCGCTCGCCTTGAGCGCGCCCACCGCCGACTCGCCAGCCTCAAGCGCAGTGTTTGCCTTTCCGCCAGTCGAGGCCCTCAGCTTGCCGAGGTAATCGGTCATCGCCTGCGCGTTCTCTTGCGCGCGACGCGCGATCGGAGCACCGATACCGTTGTCTAGGCCACGCGTGTTCTGCTCGAAGCGCCAGTCCTCCGGCGACCGCGTCACCGCCGCGCGCGTGGGCTTCGCTCCCACCGCTTCGATAGTCGTCTTCCTCGCGAGCGCGTCAGCGTCGAGTTTCCCGCCCGCCTGCATTGCCGCCGCGGCCTCATCGACCAAGCCGTCACGGACCGTCTGCGTGAGCTTCCCGAAGTCGATGCCCTTCGACTGCAGCGCGACCTGCACGTCCTGGCTCAACGCTTGGCGCAGCGCCGGATTCTTCGCCGGGTCCATCGAGAATTGAGCGAGCTTGTCCTTCGCGCCCGTGTAGGCGAGCTTCACTCCCTGCAGGACGACCGGCATCGCAGCGCCGAAGCCGGCGCCGATCAGCGTCTGCTTGAGCTTCGACTCGTTCTCCGGCGTGAACATCGCCGCCGAGTCTGCGGCACCCTGCCCGGCGCCGACTGCCGCGCGCGCGCCGAGCGACGCCGCGCCGCCGCCCACCGCCGCCACCGGTGCGGTCGCGAGGACGTTGCCAGCGAGGCGCATCCAGTCCATCCCGGCGTCCGGCCCGCGGCCGCGGTTGTACAGCGCGAGGTCTTCAGTCCCTTGCTTCGTGTCCTCGACGTTCTGGCTGATGTCGGGGTTCACCTGCTTCTCGCCCATCGCGAGGCTCGCCGCTTTTTCGCCGATCATCGTGCCGAGTTGCTTCACACCTGAGCGCACGTCCTCAAAGCCGCGCCCGAGGCGCTCCAATGCGTTCGGCGCCTCGATCTGCGCCTGCGGCGCCTTACGGTTCAGCTGCTCGAATACGAACGCCTCAACCTGCTGTGGCGTGGTTCCCTCCGGCACGTCGAGCTTTGCGACCCGGCCGTCCGGCAGCTGCACGCGCGCGACCGGCATCTATTTCTCCCAGCCGAGGAATTGGATGCCCCCGGTCGGCTTCGATTGCGCGCCGCCGATCCGCCCGGCGGAAACCTGCGATCCGGAACTCTGCTCCTGACCACCCTGCTTAAGCCGCTCGAGCGTCGCGCGCGCCTTCGGATAGACCATGTTCAGCACGTCGACGTCATTCGACGTGCTCATGCCGCGCCGGTATTGCTCGCCCAGAGCGCCGATGCGCGATTCGAGGAGGTCCGTCGCGCTCTTCACCGCAGCGCGCAACGCCTGCGGCGAGTCGGCGGCGTTCAACGTCTCTGACCACTTAGCCGTATCCGAGGAGGAGGCCCCCACCCCGCGGAAAACGCGCATCAACTCGTTCGCGACGGCTTCCTTCGCCTGCTCGAAGGTGCGGATTTTGGCCGCCGTTTCGGTCCCACCGACCGCCGGCGCGACCGCGTTCCACAGCTTGTTGAAGAGCGGATAGTCGCCGTTCCCGAGCGCCTGCGCCGCCTTGTCGAAGGAATCGAGGTGGCCGATCGCTGTATTGATCGCCGTGAGGTTCTTCGCTTCGGTCCCGCTCGAGAATGCCGTGCGGGTCGAATTGCGCGCCTTCCACACCGTTTCGTCGAATTGCGGCTCGTACTGCGTGGCGAGGGTCATCATCGCCTGCCAGTAGGGCGTGCGCAGCGCCATGCCCGTCGGCGGCACCATGCGGCCCTCGACCATCATCTTGAGCTGGTCGGCGATGTTTTTCGGGAGCACCGCGAGCAACTCCTGGCCGGTCTTACCGCTCTGGATTGCGGCCTGAACCGGATTCCCGGAAGGAGCCGGCGCTGCAGGCTGAGCCGATGGCGCCGGCGCGCTTGGCGCTGCATTCAATGCATTTCCGCCGCCGTTCAGAAGCTGGCCGGGGGTCACATACCCGGCAGGCGGCTGCCCGGCTCCTGGCCGCGTGTAACGAGCGACGATGTCCGGGATGCTGAAGGCTCCGCCAGGCGTTTGCTCGGCGGCCTTGATCTCGAGGTTCGCGCGCTCGTTCATGGTGAGGCCCGCTCGCTCCCTGGCGACGTTCGGGTTCGTCACCGGGTTCACGTCCACGAGCCTGTCGCCGAACTTCTCGTATTTCGGCGTGAGGTGCGCGGTCAGCTGGTCGGCGTTCATCGCGCTTTTCTGAATCCACTGCTGCAGCGCCGCCGGGTCCTGCGGGATCTTCGCGACAACCTGGTCCACCGGCCCGCCGAGCTGCTCCGCTATCGGCTTGAGCACGGGGTCGGCGTACGCCGACTTCACCCACGCAACGGCCGATGGATAGTCGGTGACATTCGAGAGTTGATCGCGGTGCTGCTTCATCGCGGCGCCGCGCGTCTCGACCTCCGTCTTCGTGAGCTCGGCCTGCGTTTTCTTCTGGTCGAGGAGCGTCTTTTGCAGGCTGAGTCCTCGCGTGGGTGAGGCGGCGAGCGCGCGCTGGAGAAAGTCCGGCGCGGTCATGTCGCCACCGCCAGCGAAGAGGTCACGGAAGCGCTGCTCTTCCTCGAGGTCCCGCGTGAGCTTCGTGCGCTGCAGCGCGTTCAGCTCCTCATTGCCCATCAGGCTCTTGATCGAGATGAGCTTGCCGTACTGCTCGAGCGGGTCGTTGAGCTGGATCGGCCGCTGGTTCAGCTGGCCGTAAATGGAGGCGTCGACTGGCATCGTTTTACCCCATGTTCCAGCTTGGGTTGTAGGCGGCGGCTGGCTGCGCAGTATTCCAGCCCTGGCCGTTGTTCGTCAGGCGGTTGAGCATGTTCTGCGACTGCCACCAGTTCGCGACACTCTGCAGGCCGCCGCCCCACGCATTCGCGCCGGCGACGCGCGCCGCGGCGTTCGCGTTCCCTTGTCCGGTGATCAGGTTCGAGACGTTGTTCGCCGTGTTGGTCCCGGCTGCCATCGTCTGCCCGACCGCCGTCTGTCCGATGCCCGCCAGGGCGGCGAGCCGGTTGAACTGGTTCCCCTGGTCGTTCGTGAAGCGCGCGTAGGCTGGCTCCGCCATAGTGCGGCCGGCGTAGTCGGTGCCGAACTGCACGAGCTCTTTCGCTGCGGCTCCGGAGTCCAAGCCTGTGGTGAGCGGCGCGCGATTCTTGAGCGCCTTTACGCCCAAGTCGAGACCGGACTGGTATCCGAGCTGCACCACCGGGTCGTTCCAGAAATCCGACACGCTGAATTTACGAAGGAGAGGCGACTGCGAGGCGTCGGGCTGCCCTGTATTCGCCGCCGCTGGCTGGCCGCCTGCCTGCGGCAGCCTTGATCGCACCTCGCGGTCGATGACGGTCGGGTCAGACGCCGACGTGTAGCCGCTCTGGTAGCGCGCCTGGTGCGCCATCGCATAGTCATCCCACGCCTTGCGATAGCCGGGGTCGGATGCGTACAGGTCCTGATTCGGCGCCGGCACGCCGCTCGTCACATCGACGAGTGAGCCGCTGTAGTCGGCGCCTATCGGACCGGAATTCTGCGGCCCCACGCCAAGCAACGTCCGCAGATAGTTGAACGCCGATGCGCCGCCAGCGCGGTATGGCGCCGTGTCCTGGCGCGTCAGGTCGAATTCGCGGCGCTGCTCCGCAGTCGCGGCACCCGTCGCATTCGATTGCGCATTGCCAGCGCTGCGCGCGGCATCTGAGCTGAGCAGCGCGCCGCCCAGCGCTGCCGCGCCAGCCGCTATGCCTGACCACATGCGAAGTTCTCCTTGTTGGCCCCCATGAGCATCCTGTCGTGTATCTCGCCGCGCCACGCAAAGCTGGCCGGCGAGCGTCCCTCAAATTCGAAGCCGCACTTCTCGAAGACGCGGATCATTCGCGCGTTGAAAACCGGCGGGTACGCGACGAGCTTCCTGCACTGCGTGTTTGCGAACATCCACTGCATCGCGAGCGCCATCAGCTCGGTGCCTCGGCCACGATGACGTGGCAGCACGGCGACGTGCGGGTTCCAGGCGATGCTGTTGACTGGCAGAAACCCCACCATACCGACGACGTCGTCCTCGACCGCCCCGTCGGCAAAGCGCTCCTCGCGCGCCACGAGGTAGTAGATCGAATCGTGGAGCGGCACCGGCACGTCGTCGCCCTCCAGCACGTGCGGCTTGATCTCGGGATGTCCGATGACCGAGCGCACGAGCTCCACGTCGAAGGTCCGCTCGAGCCTCATTGCTGCAGCACCACGACCCGGAAGTCGTCAGCCGCCGGGTCGATCGGGCCTGCGCTGTAGTTGAATCGCACGACCGTCACCGTGTCGCTCGCGGACACGTAGCCGAAGACGGCGAGCCCGTTCACCTGATTCTTTGCAGATACCACCACCGCATCGCCCTGCCGCGCGCCGGTGACCGTGACGGTCGACGTTTGCTGTCCGCCCGCGGCGATGTTCGGGAAGTTGATGTTCGCCGTCGCCGTGAAGGACCGTCGCCATCCGAAGAGCGCGTAGAAGATCGAGCGGAAGAACTCCTTCCACGGCACCGGCAGATTGAGCGGCCGCCCCATGGCATCGACCGCGATCGGGTCGCGCTCGCGTACCGGCTCGATCGGCACTTAGTTCTGCAGCTGCAGCTTGCGCTCGACGCTTGCCCGGATGCCCAAGCCGGTCAGCACGAACTTGGTCGGCTCGGAGTAGGCGATGCGGAACACGAAGTCGCGCGCGGTGCCGAGGCGGCGTGTGGCGAGGCGCTTCTTGTACTCGCCGACCTTGCCGAGTGGCAGCCATATCTCTGCGCCCCACGTGCGCCCGCCGTCGCGCGAGACCTGCACCATCACCTGCGGGTCGGAGCCTTGGCCCGTCGCAAGCCCTACGCCCGTCTCCATGTCGGCCACCAGCTCATCAACGGTGACCTGGTCGTAGTCCTTGAAGAAGTGCCGCGTATCTACTTCCCGACGGATCGACGCGCCGTTGTCGCTGTAGGTCGCGTGGTCCCAGTGGTAGAGCTTCGCCGCGCTGTAGTCCGACACGTACTGCTTGCCGACGAGCGAGAAGACGAGGTCGGCGAGGTGGCGGCCATTGCTCGATTGCAACTCGTTCCAGCACGGCGTGCCAAGGATGTCCGAGGCGAAGGCGTCGTAGAGCCACGTCTTCCCGGCCGACGGGAACGAGAGCAGGTAGAAGTCATGCTCGTCCAGGCTGAGAAACCCGCCGGTCGCATCGCCGACCGTGCCGTAGTCGTTGATGGCGTCCGAAAGGTCCGGCGTCGAGATCGAGCGCACGCTGTGCTGAACGAGCTCGTAGACCTGCGTGTCACTGCCGGCCCGGTCGCGGCCAAGGAAGTAAAGCGAGCCTGAGCCGATCCCAATCGACCACCGCGCCGCCAAGCCTATCGGCAGCGAGGCGCCGCGGATTGGCGCGAATGGAAACACCGGGTCGCCGGTATACGCCCAGAATTCGACCCCCTTGTCCGCGAACTGGTGCACCTCGCCCTGAAAGGACAGCGTGCGAAGGAGCGCGCCGGGGATTGTGTCGACCGCACGGTAGTCGAGCGCATTCCAGGTGATGCCGTCGGCTGAGATCTGGCAGCGCTTCTTGTTCGTGCCGGTCTCGAGGAACGTCGCGAGGTAGTAGCCGTCCTGGTAGGTCACCGTCTGCGGGCTCGCGAACATGGCCGAGGCCACCTGCGTGAAGGTCGGCCCCGACGGGTCGTACTGGTAGGCATTCGCGCCATCGGCCATGACGACCGTCGATTCGTTCGTCGTCATCGACATGCGGCCGGAACTCGTCGTCAGCCGGCTCGCCGCATTGCGGTCCGTCGTGACGAAGGCGTTATTCGTCTCCTCGAAGATGTTGCCGCGCGCGAGATAGAGCGTGTCGGCGATCAGCACCCCGCCCCGGTACGGCAGCGCGCCCTCGTCGAGCACCTTCGCCAGTCCCGGCGTGCCGTAGACCGCCAGCGGCGTTTTGTCCTGGTCGCGCTGCGGCTCGAGGTAGCAGTTCAGGCGGCGCTGGCTGGAGACGACTTTGCTCTTGTTCGAGACCCCGGTCCCGATCAGCGGCACCTGCACTAGACCGTATCTCCCGCGAGGATGTTGGGCCTGATGTTGGCCCGGCTCTGCACCGCGCCCGGCATGCTGAGCACCGGCACCTCGTAGTTCACGAGCGCGAGCGTGTTCTTCGTGTGGTTGTACGCGCGCACGATGTGCGCCGGCGGCTCGAGCCCGTATTCCGGGCAAAGCGCAATGGCGAGGCCGTACACGAGCAGCCGGTTGTATCCGGGCGGCAGTGCGATCACCGTGGCGAGTGCAGAGAGATTCTGCAGCCGCGCCCAGGAGTCGATGTACACCGTGTACGCCTGGTCGGGCGTCGGATAGAAGTACAGCGTGGCGAGCGGGTACGTCATGTCCGGGAAAAGCACCTGCGGCGGCGCAGAGGCTGCCTTGTATGGGATCTCGTCCCATGCCTTGCGCTCGGTGAGCACCGTGAGCTGCCGCTCGACGTTATTCGAGACGATGAAGCGGCAACCGGGGACGATCTTCACCGGCCGGGTCGTATTGAAGTTTCCGCCCGACCCCATCGTGTACGACTGCTGACCGGCCACGAGCGCGAACTGCTCGGACAGCACATGGAATACGGCGAGCTTGTCGTTCCACCACTCGTCGAGCAGGTCGTTGAGGTCGGTGAGCGCGTCGGCCGCCTCATCAGGCGCCGGCGTCTGGTCCTTGCCGAGAATGCGCCCCTTGCGGAACGCGCGCGTGATCAGGTCTGAGGCGCTAGCCATGCCCATTTCTTCCGTGTTTTGATGTCGCCACTTACGGAAGCACCTGCGTTCCGTCTTCCCAGTCGGCCGTGCCGCCGACCTTAACGATGCCCTTGCGCTCCTTGATGATGGTCGAGCCGCCCGAGTACGAGATCTCGATCACCACCACATCGGCGTACGAGTGCACGTTGATGCCGGTCACGCTTTTTCCGCTCAAGCCGCTCACCGCGAGGATGTTCGAATTGAGCTGTGTCGTGTCTTTGGTTTTCGGCATTGCGCCTCCCTATTCGGTGAGTAGCCTGAAGCCAGCCTTGCGCGCGCTCGCTTCTTCCTTGGAACTCGCGACGACGCGCTCTTCAAGCTCGCGGTTTCCGTCCTTGTACATCGATCGCGGGTACGCGAAATACTCCTGGCGGTAGCCCTGCGCCCGCAGGCGCGCCTCCTCTTCAGCGTGGTGCGCGTCGGCGATGCCTTTCTTCGGGTCGCCTTCGAGACACAGGCGCTTGGGGTATTCCTTGACGATCATGTTTCGCTCCCCGGCGGTATTGGGTTCGCCGATTCGCTGCCGCCTGGCTGCCTCAGCAAATAGCGATGGAAATTGCCCTTGTAGACCTTCTCTTTGGTGTGGTGGTCGATGTTCAGATTAGGCACGATCCAGATCGGGCCGCATTTCTCTTTCCATCGACGTGCGAACGAATAGTCCTCGCCCCACCACACGCGCTCGTGCACGCCGTGATTGAAAAGATCCACGGATTGATGGAAGTGCGGCCCGTAGCAGAGCTCCGGGTACGCCTCCATGAAGGCGTCAATCGCCGCCTCTGTTACCTTGAGAAACCCCGCCGGGATCAACTTAGCGCTGATCGCCCCGTCCCCACGCACGACCGGGCGCCCCTCATCGTCAGATTCGACGACGCCCATATATTGCTCGTCGTCGATCTTGCAGCGATAGGTTCCAGCGACGACGTCGCCATCCGTCTCGATCAGCTTCAAGAGATCGGCCGGATCCCACGACACGTCGTAATCGAGAAACACGATGACGTTCGCCTTGGCATCCAGGGCAGCCCGCAGCATGTTCGCCCGGGCAGCCGAGATATATGGGCAGCCGATCTGCTGCGCATAGCCTTCATCCCACCCCGCGGCGGTGATGAGCGGCAGCGACGCTTTTAGCGCCTTTATATAAGGCGCGGTCGGCCCAGCCAGTGACGGCGTACAGAAAACAACTTTCTTCTTCGCCGGCGGTTCCTTCAGCCCGATCATTTGATGCCTATTGCCATCAGGTTGTAATAGCTCATGCGCTGCGTCTCAACGGCGAACCCTGCTTTTTCCAATGCCGCGCGCAGGGTAGATGCAACGAATCCGGAGTGATGCGCCATCGCAGGAAACTCCTCGATCTGCGCGGCGTCTCCGTAATACAAATGCAAGCCGCAAAGCGCCGATCCAGGCAATACGTCGTCGGTCGCAGGCACCCCTTCAAGATCCGGCACGAGCACGATCAGCTTGCCGCCTGGCTGTAGCACGCGATGAAACTCGGCTAGCGCCCGCGGTACTTCATGCGGATATAGGTGCTCCAAACTGTGTGAGCAGAAAACGACCTGATACATGCCGTCACGGATCATTCCGAGGTCGGTCATATTGCCGACGATGTTCGGCTTCGTCCTCGGATCAATGTCTAGCGTGACGCAGACATAACCCGAATCACGCCACTGTTTCAGATCGTCAAATCCAGCCCCAACTGCGAGCAGAAAACCCGCGGGTGCCGGTTTCCCAGCCTCCGCGGGCTTGATCGCTTCGATTAGCTGCCCTTCCACAAGCCGAGGCCAGTGAGGGTCGCCGTTACTTCCACGATCCAAGCGGTGAGACTCGCCGCGATCGTGATGTTGCTCGACACCGATACCACCGATGCCGCCTGCACGGTGTTCGTGCGCTGCGAGACCGGCGTGGCTCCGTAGAAGCTGATCTTCTCCGACGCCGCAGCGCCGAAAGCCGTGCCGCCCGGAGGTGCTTTGCTCAGTTGGTCATCCGCTGCCATAGCGCTCTCCTAGTTGTTCGCCAAGCGCGCGGCAAGCTGCGCCCGGATGGTCAGGAACCCATACAGGATGTCGATCCTGGTCGGGAACTTGTCGTTCGTGATGTCGGTGCCTTGCCAGATGCGCATGGAAAGGCCGTCCATCACTTCGCGTGCCGCATAGGGCTGGTTCTTCGGCAGCGGCAGCGCCGCGGTCACGAACGCAAACGCGTCCTTGTGGAACAGGAGCGAGCGTCCGTACACCGCCGAGGCACCGCCTTGCTTCGTCACCGTGCCGGTATCGGTCGGGCTGGCCGCCACGTTCTGCGTCGCACCCGAGGTCACGATCGACGGGCTGATGCTCATTGACGTACCGCCAGAGGCCACGTCCGCCGTCACGACGAAGGTTTGCAGCGCACCGGTGTCGGCTTTGCTTTCCGGGTGAACCCGGTTGCAGCCGGCGAAGGTGACCACATCGCCCTTCTTGAACGTCTTCGAGGAGCCGTTCGCGATGGTGATCGTCGAGCCCGTCTGGTTCGCACCGTTCACCGTGCAGTTGTTCGCGTCCGAGCCGGACGTGAATTTCTGCAGGAGGGTGTTCTCGTAGAAGTCGTAGCCGGCGGTGCGGCCCATCATCCCTTCCTTGTACTGCTCCTTGATCGCTGAGGAATCGTGGAACAGCGCTTTCAGGGCGTCGATGAGGTCGACCGTGTCCTGCGTGTTCAGCAGCGCGGTGCGCGAGTTGTCGATCGGGGCGAGCGCGTCGTTCATGAGCTTCCTTCCCGCGAGAAGCTTCGCGAAGGTCGCGGCCGAGCCGACGTTGTTCACCTGCTGATAGACATCGTTCACCATCGAGAGCGCATCCGCCTCGACGTTCGCTGCCAGGACCGACACGGCCGGGTTCAGTACCCGGGCGGTGAAGTCCTTCTGGGAGATGTTGAGCGTGAAGTCGATCGACGTGTCGTTCAGGTCCACGCCCTTTTGCGTTGCGAGCGTGAGGGTGGTCGTCACGTCGGTGACGTCCTGCGTCGCCATCACCGCGCCCGTGCGAACCGTGAACTGGTTCGGCAGGCGGATTTTCAGTGTCGAGCCGATCTTGGCACCGCCGATGCCGTCGAACGTGTCGTCGTACTGGCGGTTGATGCGGCCAACGAAATTCCCCTTCTGGTGCAGGATGCGCAAGGCCTCCCGCGTCACCCAGGTCGGGGTGATATAGGTATTTGCCACGAAAAAATCTCCGTCCGTGGGAACGCCCCGCCTCCCGGCGGTGCAGTTCGGGTTTTTCTTACCAGCCCTCGCGCTCTCGCTGAGCGTTGCGCTTCTTGAGCCACGTCTCGACGTCGTCCTTATCGGACGGCCCCGTATTCGTGTTCGCGTTGCGCCCGCCGCCCGGTTCGATCGGTTCGGGAGCTGATCTCTTTTTTGCCGACTTGAAGGTGCCGTCTGCGTTCCGGTCGGGCTCTTCGCCTTTTGCGTCGGCTTTGCCTTCGTCGCGCTCTTCGTCCTTCTCGCCTTCTTCGCCCTCTTCGCCTTTGGGCTTGGCTTTCGATTTGAGCTCGGCCTCGATCTTGGCCTCGAGCTTTCCAATCTCGCGTGCCTGCGCGGCCGCGGAGCTGAGCCCCGCGATCCGGTCGGCTTCGTCGGGGTTCTGCACCAGGTGGTAAAGGATGCGCGGCCCGACCGGCGACTCCTGAATCGCTTCGCCCATCGGCGCGGAGATCATCACGTCCTCGGCCGATTCGATCGCCTCGGCGAAGTCGGGAATGTCCTTCATCACTTCCTCGGCGCGCTTCTTGAACTCGCGCTCGGTTTTCTGGCGCTGCTCGCTGACGGTCTTCTCGCGCGCGGCTTTGTCAGCCGATTCGCGCTCTTCCTTGCTCACCTGGCGCGCCTCGAACTTCGCCTTCTCGACGAGGTAGTCCTCGTAGTTCTCGAAGTCCTCGCGCTTGGGCACCTTCGGCGCTTCGGGCTGCGCGACCGCTTGGCGCGCCTGGCTCGGCGTGGCGCCCTGCCGCAGCAGCTCGGCCTCCGCTTCCTTGCGCCCGAGGTAGCGCGCGTTCTTGCGCACCTTGGACAGGATGCGGTCGACCTCGGCCTGCGTGTAGGTGCGCTCGGCTTGGCGCTGCTGCTGCTCGCCGGCGTCCTGCTCTTGGTTTTGCTCCTGCTGCTGTTCCTGCTCCTGCTCTTGGGCATTTTCCTGCCCGGCTTCGACTTCAGCCATTGCTACTCCTTCCGTTGGGATGTGGCGCCTCGCGGCGCGGGGTTACGGTGAAACTGGAGCCGGCTGCAGCGCAGCCACCTCTTGCGAAAGCGTGCTCGTCTGGGCTTCGAGCTCGGCGATGCGCGCGAGCGCCGCCGATAGCGTGCTCGGGACCGGCAGCGCGTCGAGAACGTCGGCTACCGCTTGGTCCATCAGGCACTGCACGAAGCTCGGCATGTCGGTCGCCTGCTGATCCGGATGCGCGCCATTCCATGCCTCGCGCGCCTTGTGCAGTGCGACGAGGTTCGCCCCGTCGTCGACGTTGACTTCGAAGCGCATCAGTTCGTGGGCTGCGCGAAGACTGAGCCGCCGGCCGCCTGCTGCACCGCGGACACCGCCCACGAGGCGCCGGTGCCCGGTGGCACTGCGAGAATCGTGAGCACGTTCGCCGGCAGCGGCACATCCGAAGTGGTAGCTGTCGGCGACTCGCCCACCTTCACGAAGCAAGTCGTCGTGCAGAAGACCGCGACCCGAGTCGCGCCGCGCGCGAAGGTGCTAGTCGTGCCAGCTGTGCCCGTATAGGCGGCATTGGCCGACGCGCCGATCGGCAGAACCTGCGCCGACTGCCCGAAGGCCGCCATCGCGCAAAGCATCAGGACTGCTGCAAGAAATCTCTTCATCGTGTCTCCCTAGTCGTCGTCTCCGTGCAGCGCGTGGAGCGCCGCGATTACGAATGCGATGTCTTCCTCTTCCTGCTGCATCGCCTTACGGATGAGCCGGCCGATCTCCTCATCCCGGGCTCTCTCCGCTTCTGAAATGCGTTTTGCCGCGCGTTCGGCCGCCGCCTGAAGGTCGGCCTCGTCCAACTCCCCGCGCCTCTCCTGCGAGCGCGCAAGCCGTTCGACCTCGGCGGGCGTGAGCGGCGCGCCGGCGCTGTCCTCACCAGCTCGAGACCTGCTGCGCTGCTCCTGCCGCCCGGTGTGGCTGGGCGGGTTTAGGAAATCGTATTCGCCGCGCTTACGGCGTTCCCTCCAGCCGCCTGATGCGCCCCCCTGGCCAGTGGGCGGTGGAGGTGGAGCTTCGGTCGATGTCTTCCCGCTGAAATCTCCAGCTCGCCGAACGCCATAGCCCTCAAGGCCGAATCTCGTGAGAATGCCGACCGG